GACAATATCCGAAAATCAACTGACCCTAACTATAAATACGGTACATTCGATGTATTGATCAGACGTTTCGGAGACAATGATTTTGCACCAGAAGTATTGGAACGATACACCGGCTGTTCAATGGATCCGACATCTGATAATTTCATCGCTAAGAAAATCGGTGACAAGAAAGTTGCGTTTGACTTTGATGCTGACCTAGAAGAAGAAAGAAGATTGGTTATTTCCGGAAGATACCCAAATCAATCACTTCATGTCAGAATCGTAATGAACGAAGCTGTGTACAAGGGTCAAGTTCCACAGGAAGCGGTACCATTCGGATTTAGAGGTATCCCCGTGTTGGATATCGAAGATAATCTAGCTAATAACAGTGCATCGACTTATTTCCCTGCTATGCCGTTGACTTTCAAGGCTACCAAGGGTAAAGTAAAATCACGTGACCTAGACTATATTGGACATGCTGGCAATAACGAAAGAGCTGACTCTCGAATCTTCTTTGGTGTGAAAACTACTAGAATCGTAGACGATAAAGACGTTGCAGAAGGTGTTCTACAGTCTAACTTGAGTGGCGTGATTTCCCCAGTAGTTAAATCCTACACTAAGTTTATGGGCGTAATGGGTGGCAAGAATAAAATCGGACATTACGTTGCTGATCCAGACTCTTTCCACGATAATAAGTTCACACTTGCAAGAGTCGCCTTGAACGAGACAGACCCTGCCAATTTTAGTGGGTTGAGTGCGAAGAACGCGATGAGAGAAGCTGCTTACATTAGAAACGGTTCGAACGATCCTTCAACTTATGCTATCACAGATGTTGTTGCAAGTGCTGACCGTATGACATTTGCTTCATTGATTCACGATGATACCGCAAATAACTTTAACAAGTTCTCTGGATATGCTAAATTCACTAACGTATTTTACGGTGGGTTCGATGGATTAAATATCTTGGACGGTGACATCGAAGATATGAATGATGCTGCAGCTTCAACAGAAACTCTTGATGGTGGTAAAGCTGGTCTTGTAGTCGGTGGTTTGGGTCTTGTAGGGACTGCAGACGGTGATTCTACCTCGATGAGTGGTGACGGTAAGGATAATAACGTGATCGCATCTTATAGACAAGCTATTCGAATCATGACCGACCCTATGACTGTTAATATTAACTTGTTAGCTATTCCAGGCATCCGTGACCCTTATGTCACCAATTATGCTGCTAATTTGATTCGTGATTATGGAATGGCAATGTATGTGATGGACATCCCTAACTACGGTGTCGTTGGATCAAGTAACAATGCTCGTATCTTTGGATCAGGAAGACCAGATGTCGAGTACACCGCTGATGAATTGGAAAGCAGAGCAATGAACAACAACTACGTTGCTACATATTTCCCGGACGTTTTTGTGACAGATCCGATCAACAACAGACGAGTTCTTGTACCCGCTTCTGTAGCTGCTATGGGTGCTCTCGGATATAACGATGCTGTATCATATCAATGGTACGCTCCTGCAGGGTTTAACAGAGGTGCTCTTGATTTCGTAGAGAACGTTAAAACAAGATTGTCCGTATCTGACAGAGACGATTTGTATGAAAGACGCATCAATCCGATTGCAAACTTCCCTAACGGTGGTTTCGTGATCTTTGGACAGAAAACCATGCAGATCAACGCAAGTGCTTTGGACAGAGTGAATGTACGAAGATTGCTTTTGGAAGTGAAACGCCAAGTGAACGAAGTTGCATCTTTGATCCTTTTCGAACAAAATAACAAAGCAACAAGAGATAGATTGTTAGGCTTGATTACACCGAGATTGGCGGTTATCCAAAGTCAATCCGGGATTGAACGCTTTAGTGTAATTTGTGATGATACCAATAATTCCGCAGCAGATGTGGATGAATATAAATTAAACGCAAAAATTATCCTCGTACCTACGAAGACAATCGAATTTATTGCGATTGATTTTGTTATCACAAACTCTGGCGTTTCTTTCGAATAATATAATTAAAAGAAATCATATAAGGAGATTTGAAAATGGCAGAAAGAATTTTGAAGAGCCCTGGTGTAACATCGAGAGAACTTGATCTCTCCGCACCAGGCACTGTGCGTCCTCAAGGCGTTCCTGCGGGAGTGATTGGGACTTCTCAAAAAGGGCCTGCCTTTGTTCCAAAAGTATTCGCGACTGCAAACGAGTTTGTTAGCTTGTTCGGTAATTCCGATGGAACATATATGGGCCCTCTAGCTGTAAAAGAATGGATGCGTAATGCACGTGCAGGTTTATTCCTGAGAACTCTCGGAGTGGGCGATGCTAAAAGAGCTAGCCTTAGTACCGGAGTGACCGATAGAGCTGGATTTGCTTTGGGCGACAATCTTGTAGATTATACAAGAACCGACTTGGAATCGGAAGGTTCCGTTTGGCTTCCAGAAGCTAACCCTTATGCAGGCGCTGACGTTCCTGACGTATACACTTTGGAAACCGATGAAGTAGGAAGACAAGCTGTAAATGCAACATCATCTCGAATCGATCTACAAGGGGATGGACAAGCTGATCCTGCATTGCTAGATGGGATTTGGTTTATTGTCGAAAGTAACGATGGAACCGGGACATTAAATAAAACGGCGTTCTGGGTCAATGGTGTCAATTCTGGAAGAACTGCTGTCGGATTGACCGTAGAAGATTCTGGCATCGTAATCCATGACTTTACAGGTGAAGCTGATGTATTGGAAATCATTGATATATCCGGATTAAACGGTAATGCAGTTGGAATTACCGGAGCGATTATTTCTGCAATCGATGACAATGCAGATCTTGCTTCTAGCGTAGTTATGATGCATAGTTTTTATATTGAATCCATCGGAACCGGGGAAACCTCTGACATCTTTCTCGGAACGGATAGTGCTAATCCAGTTACTAACTTGTTTTCTAGTACTTCGTTTGTTTCCGGACAAAATGCCGTGAGTCCATTGGAGACTCGATATTTGTTGACTACTGTTGATGGTGTCATCTCTAATGATGAGGCAACGTTTACTTTCGTAAGCACTAATAACGCAATCGTTGTTTATGAGTTGGATACCGATGGGACCGTTGTGGGCACACAAATCAACGTAGCTGGGTTGACAGCTGCTGCAGATAAATTGGATGCGATTGCTGCTGTTCTTGGCGCTAATCCTGATATCACCGTAACCAAGAACCAACAACTTGGTGTGACTGTTTCTTTGACTATTGAATGCGATGTTTCCGGTGTACAACTTCCAACGTTGGTTTTTGCTGATAATTCTACAAGAACGGCACCATCTGCATCCACAAGAATGCTATCCGTAGAAATGGTGGCTCCATCGACAACCCAAGACTATTTGGGTACAAATGGACGAAGAGAAACACTACGAGGTGTATTGATGTTCCCTAACGGAATCAATCCAGGCCTTTGGAATAGTGGGGCGGGTGTAAATGCTGCAAACAGTGCAGCATACGGAGAGTTTGGAGTTGGAAAGGATGGTGGTTCGGATACCGGTGAAGTCGATCCTAATTCAGTGGACAATCAGTTCACTATTTACTTGAACGGATTCACTAACACTAGTTCTTACTCCAATACCTTAACAGCCTCTTTTGATCCGACTAGTCCGATCTATTTCCCTAAAGTGTTTAACACTGATCCTACGAAATTACAAGAGCGAGGCCATTATCTGTATGCACACTACGATGTACCAGAAGGACTAGCGCAAATCCCTGCAAATCCGACAGTTCGACTATTGGATTCAACTGCACATTACGAAGGCATCAGTGTGGATAGTTTCGATGCGGACAAAGTTAACTACAATAACTGGCGACAAAAGTTTACGACTGCTGCGACTCCATGGATTACTTCTCAAAAGTTAGGTGACGCCCCTAAGAAGCTTTTCCGTTTTCACGTTATCGACGATGGAAGTGCTGGAGCTGGTCAAATCAAAGTAAGTGTAAGCGGTATCACGAAATCATCTGATGTATCTAATCCTTACGGACGATTTGACATTCTAGTCCGTTCTGCAGATGACAGTGATGACAAACCCGTCGTGCTTCAACAGTTTTCTGGTTTATCTTTGAACCCGTCCTCTGATCGATACATTGCAAGAGTGATCGGTGATCAACACATGTTCTTTGATTTCGAAAAAGAAGACGGAAAACAGAAATTGGTTTTGGAAGGCCTTTACCCTAACAAAAGTCAATTCGTTAGAGTCGAAGTTGTAGATGATATTGAAAATGGTGTGATGGAACCTACGGCATTGCCAGTCGGATTCCAAGGCAAAAACTCCCTCATGTTAAGCGGACAGTCTTTGTGGTCACAAGCCGACAGTGCTAACGTGGATATTTTTGAAGCACCTTTGCCTCTTCGTTCTGACCTCAGTATCGGAGAAAGCTCTACAAAGGTCGTAGATTCTCGTTTCTTTTGGGGTGTTCAAAGCCAAGATATTCGAAGTGCATCACAGCGCAATCGAAATACTGAAGTCATCGGTTTGGTCGATAACTTGACTAAACATTTTCCTACTCTAGGATCAAACCCAATGTGGTTCGGTGATAGCGCTGACGCAGATGCATACAACAACAACGGTTTCTCTTTGGAGAATGTTTTGGTTGCTTGTAAGAGTGGAGACACGTTGAACCCAGTTGACTCTACAATGTGGCATGAAGCCGTATATATCAGAGACAAAGCCTCCTTTGACTTGGTTAATGGTCAATACTCATGGGGAGCTACTCTTGAATCGGTTGAAACGGGAGCTGGTGGAGTTGACAAAGTGAAAGGCACCGGGAATGGTTATAGATTCCTCGATGTTGCTAAAGACTTCGGACAATCCGCTGCTAAAAAATACTTGAAGTTCTCTGTCCCTTTCCAAGGTGGTTGGGATGGTCTCGATATTTTCGATAAAGAAAAAGCTGAAATGAGCAATCTAAGTGCACTACGTGAAATGGATGATTCTGGTTCCGTTATTTATGGCGGTCCAGAAGGTTGTACAACTGCAGCTTTCCGTAAAGCTCTTGACATTCTTGCTGAAAAATCAGACGTTGACATTCAACTTTTGGCCACTCCGGGAATGAGATCAGCTGGTATCACTGACTATGCTATCGATAAAACCGAAGAAAGGTTCGATGCTTTGTATGTTATGGATGCAATGAACGTTGACCACGATGGTCAATGGATCACCTCATATGATCAAGAAGTTTCCGTGACCAATACAGCTCAAAGCTTGGCTGATCGTAACTTGGATACTTCTTTTGCGACATGTTACTTCCCAGATTTGATTATGGAAGATGGATACACTACTGTTGTAGCTCCTGCATCTGTCGCTGTATTGGGCGCTTTGTCACTGAACGATGCAATCGCTCATCCTTGGTATGCTCCTGCTGGTTTTGCCCGTGGTGCTCTACCCACCACTATCGAGACTGCAGTGAAGTTGAACAGAACCAATATGGACGTTCTTTACGAAGCAGATATTAACCCAATCACTTCATTCCCTCAAACTGGAGAAAGTGTCGTAATCTTCGGACAAAAGACTATGCTTCAATCTCAGTCCGCTTTGGATCGTGTGAATGTAAGACGATTGTTGATTGATATCAGACGTAAAGTTCGTGAAGTAAGCATGGGCATTCTGTTCGAACCAAATCGAGAATCTACACTAGCTAAATTCTCTGGACTGGTAAGCCCGATCCTTCAACGAGTGCAAGCTCAAAACGGATTGGAACGTTATAAAGTTGTTATCGATACCACTACGACTACACAACAAGACGTTGAAAACAATACAATCCGTGGTAAAATATTCTTGCAACCCACAAAATCGATTGAATTCGTATCTTTGGACTTTGTTGTTGGAAACCAAGGAATGAATATCTAAACAAAATTACGGGGAACTCGGAAGAGTTCCCTCCATTAAAGAATTATTAAGGAGACCGAAATGGCAGAAACATTATCAGTACAGGACATGTTGCCAAACAAGTTCGAACCAAAACGTAAAAATCGATGGATCTTTTCTTTGGAAGGAATCGATTCATATCTTATTAAAACAGCATCAAGACCATCCGTATCTATCGGTGAGCAAACAATTAGCTACATGAACTCGAAGCGATACATTGCTGGAAACGGTACATTTGAAACTATCTCTTTGACTCTTCATGATCCTATCGCTCCTTCCGGTGCACAACAGGTTATGGAATGGGTTCGCACTCACTGGGAAAGTGTGTCAGGGCGTGCTGGTTACGCTGATTTCTACAAGCGTGACGCTCAATTGAAATTAGTCGACCCTATCGGAACTGTAGTTGAATTGTGGGACATCAAAGGGTGCTTCATCACTTCAGCTGGTTTCAACGACCTTGGATACGATGGTGACGATTTGATGGAAATCTCATTGACACTTCGCTTTGATAACTGTGTGCTTCAGTACTGATTTAATAAAAAGCAGTAATCAAAAGTACAAGTAAACAACGGCCTCCTGCAGTTAAAAAAAATAGCTCGGGAGGTTTGTTAATTAAGGATATAATTACGTTAGTTGTAGGAGACACCCATGAGATTGACAAAACGACAATTAAGAAAAATGATTAACGAAGAAATCGCTAACCACGATTATAAAATTGATAGTGCAAGTTATGACGACATGCTCGATGAAGAATTTCCAGAAGATGTCGAAGCTTTCGAGGATGTATGGGCAGGTGGTGCTAATCTACATGAACCAGAAGACTTCGTCGATAACGTAAAAGGTATCGAATCATTGATCGTGACTGAGAACCAACTTAAGAAAGTAGTATACAGCGTGATTAACGAGATGAAGTTCGAACCAAAGGGGCCTCTCGATAGAGAATGGTTAAACTTAATCGCTAATGGAAAGGGTGAAGATGACTATAGTCACATCAGCCCTGAATTGGTTCGAGAACTTGGAGACTGGATCGTCACTAACGATGAGATGGGGCAGCCTATGACTCCAAAAGAATGCACTTCTTGTTTACACGAAATTATGATGGAAGAACCCGTATGGCAAACTATGAACTTGTCAGAAGAAGAGTTGAACGATGCATTGTGGTTTATGATCGATCAAGGCGTTGCTTCATTAGACTATAGTGAAAACTCACAAGAAGGCTTGGTGATGGTTCACAATCTAGATGACGTGATGGCATTGGCTACTGAAATCAGCTAAGAAAATAGCTCAATTTATAATAGCTCCTTATCTTCGGGTAATTGGAGCTATTTTAGTATGCTAATTAATTAATTATTATTTCCCTTTCCTGCCCTTTCCTATCTGCCAATTTGTGCGGCAAGCACATTATATAGAGTATTACGTAAGCTTTACACACGATTATCTTCCAGAAAAATGATACGGAAAACAACGCTTGCAAAATTTCGAAAAACTTATTGCGATCCGATATATCATATAGGAAACCGAAAATTATACGACACGTAATTCCGGTGTACTATCCAAAGAACCAGTTTATAATTGCACAAGCGCTAGGCTCAATATGCATTAACGAGTCTATCGTTATATAAACAATATATTGCAATAGGATAATTTATGACACGTAAGAATAACGATGTATTTTCTGGCGAACAAGGTAGTCCAGAAGGTTCAATGGCAGCCGGCTGGGCTGGAGAACGTAAAGATGTACTTCGAGATGAGTTTGGTCTCGAAATCCCTGTGGAAAATGTTCCGCTACCTTCTAAAGGTTTGGTGTATCCTCCAAATTCACCACTTCACATGCAAGAGACAGTCCAAGTAAGAGCGATGACAGCGAAAGAAGAAGATATTTTGACTTCTCGAGCTTTGATCAAAAACGGAACTGTAATCACGGAACTGATTCGATCATGTTTGATTGACAAAAGAATCGATCCAAACGAAATGTTGATCGGAGATCGTAATGCAGTAATGGTTGCACTTCGTATCACAGGTTACGGATCTTCTTATCCGACAGAAATGAATTGTCCAGTATGCGGTGAACACGGAAAATTTGATTTTGACCTTGGAGAACTTCCAATTAAGAGCTTGGACAAAGAGCCTGTAGCAGCTGGATCCAACGTGTTTGAAGCTCAACTGGATGATAATATCACCGTTCGTTATCGTTTCTTGACTGGTAACGATGAGAAAGAAATTTCAAAATTGAATGACCGTAAGAAAAAGAGTGGAGCCATCGCTGATAATCTCGTTACTCAACGATACCAGTATCAATTGGTGCAAGTTAACGATATCTCTGACAGAACCAAGCTTCAAATGTTTACTCAAAGAATGCCAACAAAAATCTCTCGCTTGTTACGTTCAGAAATGGACACATCAGAACCCGGTATCCAGATGAAGCAACACGTAACATGTACAAGCTGCCTCGAGGAATCGGAGGTGAACATGCCGATTGGGGCGTCGTTTTTTTGGCCTGACGCCCAACGATAAGAAAGTTTTCTTGGAGCAAATATTCATCTTAATGTATTACGTTGGCTTCACATATCGAGAATGCTATAATATTCCGATTTGGCAACGTATTTGGTTTATTCAACGTTTGAACGAAGAGATCAAAAAGCACACTAATAAAGATGGAGAAGCTCCGCCTACTAGAGCAGCTCATCATAACACCTCGCAAATGCGTGAAATGATGGGAAGGTATAGAGGTCAGGTTCCAGCTAACTTGAGAAGGTTTACATAATCGTACGGAAGAGCCGAAAGGCTCTTCTTTTGTAATTTTGGCCACTATCGGTTAAAATACATTGTCTATGGTAATAGACATAACAAAGGGGATAGTCGTTAGTGACTATAAGGGGAAAGTGTGCACGCATTAGTACCCACTTTTTTTATCCTCACATATACTAACCGTTCGTAATCAAAGGATCGATTGTGTGGACTTATAGACCGCTAGAAAATATCATAGGGCAACAAGAATTGCAAAGACTACAAACGCAGAGATCGAAAATCTGGGATTTTGTACGAGAAATGACTTCACACGATGAAGACGTGTGTGAAATGACAATGAATAATACATTATCCGATGAAATAGACTTAAAATATCTAGCCTATGATCTGATACCACATTCGTATATGGACGGGAACCTAGACCCTTTCAAAGGTTTGACCACGGAAGAAGCTCACTATCACAAAAGAAAGTTCCGTAAGGTATACCGAAAGGCTGTAAAATATAATGGGTTGTTCTTTCCGAAGAACTCGATAACAAATATAGCAGTAGATCACCCAGCTGATAGGATCAAATGGGCACAGATATCTAGAAAGACGCAAAGGACGTGGAAATACGATGTCCAACAAAGTAAAAACTTCATCGTCAGGGAGTTCCTCACCCATCAAGTACTCGAGGACATCGGCTACAGGTATATTCCTGAGAGTATCCGTAACTATATTAGAGTATAGCATCCTTATCACATTGTTCGTAAGTTACGCACTTTATTGGGCCAGAGAACAAGCATCATCGAGATTAGAGCATAAAGAGTAGCGAATTTTAGTTCTTCAGTATAATTACTATAAATAATATACGGAGGATAACGCTATGCGCAATGAAAAGAAGAATCGTTTGATGATGGAAACCGTAAGATATATCACGGGAAACCAGAAAACCCTTAAAGTTAACGGTCCTACCACGTTTGTGTCCGCATACAAAGAAGCAGTTAAAGCATCTCGAAAATTATACGAAACGTTGTACCGAGATGATGCATCCTTGAAAGAAGTTGAGAAACTCGTAGAAGCTAAGAACAAAGCAGCTAAAAACTTCCATAAAGTCACTGGTTCCGTGTGGCCATTTTAATTTTAGCCCTTAATTAGAACAAACGAAAAATCGGAGCTATTGAATGGCGGACCCTACAGGCCAGGATCAGGTAGACATTGCAAACGCATTGAACGAAGCCCTCAAAGAGACATCGAAACTCTTTGAAGACATCGCCAATAATACGCAAACTACGTCAGAAAAACTGAATGAAGCACTGAAAGGCTTGCAGGATTTTAACAGAGAAACCCAAAATCAGCAACGGATCCAAGAGAATTTGAACCGAGCAACACAAACAGGGCTCGATAACCAGGAGCAAAGTAACAAGCTTCTGAAGATGATGCCAGATTCTTTGAAAAAATATGCCAAAGGTACCGAGAAAGCCGTAAGAGCAACTGCACTTTTAGCAACGGCTACTGCAGGATTAAAAAATGGGTTAGAAGCTACGAAAGGTGCGTTTAACTTGATTGGCGGCGCCATGACAGGAGTCCTGAGTATCGCGAAGGGTACTGTTGGGTTGGTTACCAATATTATAGGCGGGTTCTTCGGTGCTGCAGCTGACCTATATCAGCAGATGGCTGGTGCTATTAATGATGCTAAGGAAGCAATACGTGGTGCATACGGTGATCTGGAAGGCCCAATCGGTGGAATGGTTCTTGGCTTGAAAAATGAATTAGGGGAAGCTTCCGGAGCTCTAGCATCAGCGGGTACTGATCTATATCACGTTATTGGAGACGCTGCTGAAAGAATACAGTATGCAAAAGAAATAGCTGATGGCTTCGGAGATGTACTCGTTAGAGTAAAAGACCAAGTGCAAGGTAACGTAGCTTCTATGATGCTTTTATCTAAGGGGATGGGTGTTTCCGCAGATGCAATGAAAGTGATGGCTATTGATGCGGAAGCAAGAGGGGAATCTATGGAAGAATCTCTCGGCAAAACCGCACAAGCATCAGCGTATATGGCCAAGAGTTTTGGTATCGACGTAAAGCAGATCGGAAAAGGCTTCAATGCTATGATGGAGTCCACAGAACAGTTCGGTGACCTTGCACCCGAAGTGATGGTAGCTACTGCAGCGTATGCAACGAAATTAGGGGTCACCATTCAAGACTTGCAAGGTATCATGGGTAAATTCGACGAGTTCGAAGCTGCTGCTCAATCAGCTGGTATGTTAGCAGAAGCATTCGGCATGAACGTTGATGCTATGAACATGATGATGGCAGAAAACCCTGCAGAAAGAATTGACATGATCCGCAAAGCTTTCGAAGATACGGGAAGGTCCGTCGAAGACTTAAACCGTCGAGAATTGAAATTGATGGCAGACCAAGCCGGATTAGACGTTGACTCTATGAAAAATGCATTGTCAATGTCTGTGGATGAAATGGGCTTCGATGATTTCGAGGATGCAATGGGTGAAGCTCAGGAGCAGATGTCCGTTGAAGAGTCGATGCAATCTATGGCTAAATCCATTCAGAAAATGACCAAAGAATTGGCAGACCTAGGAAAAGGTCCACTGAGCTCTTTCTTGAACGGTTTCATGCGTGGTATCGAGATGTCGAAAGAGTATAGAGAGCTTCTCGGAGGATTGTCGGATTACTTGAAAGTGTTTTTCAAGTGGGGTCAAAAAGTTGGTGCCGAGTTTGCACATTGGGCACATTCGATGGGTGCGACTGCGAAGAATATCAAAGAGTTCCTTAATTTCCAGGGCGTCGACAAGATGTTCAATAAACTCAAGGCCGCATTCAAAGAATTCAGTGCTAATATGATGGACGATCCAGCCAAAGCAGGACGAGAATTGATAGAAAAGATTTGGGCTGGAATCACCGGATATATCGACAACGTGGGAGCGTCAGCCATTGGCTCTAAGTTCTCAGGCATGGTTGCAGGTTTTATCGAGTCTATCGGTGGTATGGTTCCTGCCCTAATTGAAAAAGTGAGCTCCATGATTAAGACTGTTGCGGATTTCATCTCCGGAAACGGTGTTCAAAGTACGATTGGTGATGCGGCTCAGTCAGGTATCGGATCTGCTCTTGGAAACGCATTCTCATCGATTTTCACTTCCTTAAAAGATACATTAGCTCCTGCACTTATGGAATTATTTGGCGCACTCTTCGAACAAGTGAAAGAACCCTTGATTAAACTTTTAGCGGGAATTTGGGGCTTTATTCTATTCAAGACGTTAGCAACCGCACTGGCACAGCAAGCGATCATCTCCTTGGTGAGAGGCGGAATGGGTAAAATCTTTGGAGCTGCATCCACGGGTACTGCGGCTACGCAAGCTGCTGGTGCTATGGGTGGTGGAAATCCTGCAACTGCGGCTAATGCGGGTGCTACCCTGACTAGTTTGGTCACTTCGATGACTGCGTTAACAGCACCTCAGATTGCGGATTTTGGTGCTAAAGTATTCTCATTAGCTATGACAACGATGAAACCGTTGGCTTTGTATGCTGCTGGCGCTGCAATCGTAGCACTTGCGTACAAAAAAATGGGTATCGGTATCATGGATGTTCTCGCCGCATTCACCGGTATTGGGTTATCCTTAGGGATGACAGCGGGATTGGCATACACTGCCAACACGATCCAGCCGAGCGCAGTTTCTAGTGCTTCCAAGGGTATCGGAGCTGCGTTCCTTTTGAACATTGCTTTAGCAGCGTATGGACTCGGACTTGACTTGATGATGAAAGCGATCCCTAGTCCTGATCCCGGTAAAGTCGTGGAATTATATACGGCATTGGGTATTTCTTTAATGGCATCGTTGGGAATCGGATATGCTGCCATGACAGTTGGGCTAAATCTTACAGGGCCTCAAGTGGCCGCGATAGGGTATGGATTCTTAGCCGCAATGGGGATGCTGGTTGTTGTCGGTGTTTACTCACTTGCGTTGAACGCAATGCTCGCAGTTGCCGGTGTTCCAGACGTTCTAAAAGTGACAGAACTTTACGCATCACTTGCTATTTCTTTAGGCGCCACTATTGGAGTGGTTCTAGCGGGTGCAGCTCTAGGTCCCCTTGCTCTTTTGATCCCCGTGGCTGCGATTGGTATGGCTGCTACGATGGCATTCATGCACTATAGTGTCATTCCGTTCACTAATTTTATTCTTGATGAATTGACCACTATTAAATTCGATGTCAAAGCCGTAGATCATGCATTGGATGGAATGGAAAAAACTATTATGGCTGCAGCAGCGATGATAGCGGCCACTGCTGCAATGGGTGCTCTTGCCATGATCCCAGGTGCCGTGCCTATATTGTTAGCCGGTATTGTAGCGATGTACACGTTTTCCAGAACCAGCTTCCCCATGATTTTCTCACTTATGCGAGATATTAACGATCTTGACATTGGTCCGGACCCTAAAATCTTCGAAGTGAAAATCGATGCAGTCGGAAAATTGATTAAGGCGATTCAAGGATTAGGTAGCCTCGGATTGGAAGCGGGTAAAATCTCTAGTGTGTCTGGTTTGTTTGGTTCCAGTGCACCGTCAGCTGACGCTATCAAATCAATGTCAGGATTTATTTCAGCTATCATTGATGACGTCAAGTCTTTGATTGTAGATATCGTAGATATGACCAAAGGTATGTCAGGAAGAAGTCTTCAGGGCGTAGCTGCTATCGCTGAAGTTATCGCATCCATTGCAGAGTTCGGCGCTGCCATGATGGCACCGTTACAACAAGTACAAGAAAATGCGAGTTTTTGGACTAGTTCTAAATCGCTTGCGAAAAATACGTCATCGTTAACTAGTGGACTTACCAATATCATGTCATCATTAAAGACAAATATGGGCCCATTGATTAACGATATTGTCGACATAATAAATGGCATCACTTTTCCGAAAGGCTTTAAGGAGAAAACAAGTGCACTTTCCGGTGCATTCGATGTAATCACTAAAATCTCTACAGCGGTACAATCGTTCTACGACATGGGCAAAGAAGATATCGGAATGTTCGACTTTTCATCTTCCGCAGATGATCAGTTAAGTAGAATATTCCTAAGTGCACGTGGTTTCTTCCAGTCGGGATACCTAGAGTCCACAGTCAATGCTGCAGTCGTGTCTCTTTCTAATATGTCGAGCCTTTCGGAAACTCAAGTTAATAATCTGAAATCAGTCGATTCTTTGATAGACATCGTAAAGAAATTGTCTAACTTTGGTACTTTTCTGTCAGAAACGGGATTGGAGGGTCTTCAAAATCTTAATGTCACATGGAAACTGATGGACGTAGCCAATCTTCATGTTTCCGATTTCATCACGGATATTAAAGAGGAAGTGGGTCAAATTGCGTCAAACCTCGAGAGCATGCAAGTCGAATTGAACGACATTAACTTGAAACCCATTGTGGGTGGTATTCTCAAAGCAACCGGAAAGAACGAGATTACAATTAAGCCAGGGAATGTACACATGCATGTTAACTTCAACGTTTCTATGGACGCTAAGGAGTTGGCGACTGCGTTGCATACCTCGAATGAGAAAGACTTGCCAAACGGTTATTTCGTACTCACAGAAGAGGCAAAAGGGGATAACGGTATTGGATCAATTCACTAAGTTTTGGAGCTTGTTATGGATTTAAAAAAATTAGTAGAACAAATCGGTTTGATCGAAAGATTGGCAGGGCTTCTATCTGAAGACCAACGGGAAAAGTTCCGAGAGCTCGCACAAGAAAAGATTGAATACTACAACGAGATCAATAACAGGGTCAATGTAGCTCGAAAGGAGGTCGAAGATGTCGACAAACCAAAGGATTAATATTGACACAACTCGAAGTGATATCAAAGCCAATGATCCATCGACTTGGTCGTCACCGGTGGACAAAGCCAGTGATGGATTCAAGTTCGAACAGTCTGACATCCACCCAGAACGGAAACAACGCTTGGGCGACTATTTAACTAGCACTACACAGGCCGCTTCTGATAGCAATACCGATGTCACCAATACAGGCCATAGAAATACATACAGTATCGATGGTGAGGACAACAACGGAGAAAGTTTCGAGAAAGAAATCGAAGAAACCGTTCTAGATCAAGAAGACTTATTTAAAGAAGCTTTTGATTTGTTCCATCAAATCAGTACAGGAGCCAGTTTTGATGACCCTGCTGCTATCCAACCGGTTAAAGGAAAGCACGAACCCGTCGATCATTCAGCAGCCTTAAATAAAATGAAAGAATCGGTATCCTCTGCTTTGACCACCAACACCCGATGGTCTGGTCTGGGTATCGGAACCCCAAGATTTCCGGTTTCAAATTCCACTGATGTCCGATTCAGCTCAGGAGATGCATCGCCATTATCGGATAAAGATGATGCACATGAAAGGAATGAAAAATTTCTTAATAAACGAAACCCGACGTTCAACACAGGTCCCATTCCCGGATTAGCTGCTTATAGTGATGAAAATGACCGGTATCTCAACGATGTAAGTGAATCTAATCTTCCCGACGTCTATGGCAACACAGGGGGAGAAAAAAGTAGTTACACTACGAAAACTTATGGACATTGGTACAATGCGGAAAAACCGTTTGAAGAGTTAGAGTTTCCGCCCGATCAAACAGGCCAGTTCGTTCTTGATCTTTTAGAGTTGTTCTTGCAGGGGTTTCTTGGAGCTAACTCTGGAAACGTTGCACAAGTTCTTAATTACACGGTGTCTGAGGGTCTTGCCAACGGTGGGTTCCCTTCGGCCAAGGAGCCAAAAACAAGCCAATGGGAAAACATATATGCGAATAATCCGAAATATCAAGACCCAACAAAACTGATGAAAGGGTCTTCCGGTTGGAACCAACATGCGTATCATCATCACGAAGCTCACGATGATACAGAGTATGGTGGATTTGCAGGAAAGTTTCCGACAACAGCAGACGAGATTTTGAAGTCGATAAAAAGCACGGAGATAGCGAAATCTTTAGTGTCTACGTTCTTGAACGTCCCATCACATATTCTTCGGGATTTCAACGTAAGCGTTCCGAGACATACATACACATGGTTGAGGAAAAAAGATTCCTCGTTTGGACGTGAAGTAATTGATATCTTTGTATCGTATTTATACGCAGCTTCTGCTGGCATTATTCACCTAGTGCAAAATGCGATTATCAGGGGTACTCTAGATTTCCGAGAGCGAGGCTTCCTCTTAAATATGACACGTAATATCCAGAAGAATAGAAGCTATTACTATAACTGGGTTCACTCTGACGAACACCATTCGTTTTGGCATGGCTTTGACGATTTTATGGGGCTTACTAATAAAACAGTTAAGTTCTTCAACTACTGTGTGCTTATCGGCGATATTACCGTAGTGTCAAAAAGCCACACTCATGCCAGAGTCTCCGAAAACAAGATACCTTTGGACGCAATGCATGACCACCCAAGCCTCCGTCTTGCGAAATACCGAAGACACTCCAGTCGTGAAAGTACGTTCTCTATGGGGTCACTTCCTTCTCTTTACCTAGTGCCGGACAACGAACACTTGTTCGGTGGAATGACCCAGATAAACGGAGGCTCAGAAAAGTTTAACTATATGGGTAGTATCGATCCCCTCGACGAGAAGATCACAGAGGATGGAATCAAAACTGCCTTTAAGGAACACCCGAATGGTAGTCACAGTCATTTTGCGGTGGCCAAAAACCGGTTTTCTACGGAGACTGTAAAAGCTGTGGAAGATGCTCTCGAAGCGGAGATGATGCCATTCTATATTCAGGACTTGAGAACAAACGAAATCATTGCATTCCATGCGTTCTTGACAGACCTTTCCGATAGTTACTCTGCAGAGTGGTCAGCTCAAAAAGGCTTTGGACGAATGGAAGCCGCACAAATCTATGGCGGTGGGTCCAGAAGTGTAGGCGTTGGATTTACGATGGTTGCGTTTAACGAAAGAGACTTTGATGAGATGTGGTACAAAATCAATAAATTGACTACTCTAGTATATCCGCAATGGTCACAGGGCACAAAGATGGACTTTGAGGGAGATGAACTCGGGTCTGGATCGATTATTCAGCCTTTCTCGCAAGTACCTACGGCTTCCCCTATGTGCCGGCTTAGAGTCGGTGACCTGTTCACCAGTAACTATTCCAAACAAAACGTTGCGAGACTTTTCGGAGTGGGATCAGAAACCAAACTGAAATTCAAAGGGGCTCAAACTGTTACGGATACCAGATACCTTTTGCCCTCTGGTATAGAGCTGTATAGATCATGGGCTGCTGATCGAAATATGGACATTAATACCCAACATCCAATCAAAGTCTCGTGGACTGGTGGTGAAAACAATAACACTGGTGATGTCTACGTCACAGTGGGCAACGAAAATCACTATTTTCTCCGAGATGTGTCAGAAATGGAATGGAAAGCTATTTCGTTTTCTCCGATCAGTTCCACACAGGATGGAGATGGAACCTTTAGCGCAAATAATTTTTCTGCGATATTCGATTCCAATAATAACCCTATTATTAAATCATTCGAAAGCACAAAGGGCCGCGGCCTTGCCGTTGCTGTCACTAGCATCACTTTTGCTTGGAAATACGGAGAAGTTGGATGGAATAGTGAGCCAGGATCGAGAGCTCCGAGAATGTGTGATGTTTCTCTTTCTGTTATTCCGATCCACGATATTACCCCAGGCTTGGATCATAATGGCTTCAACAGAGCACCGATCTATGGAGTCGGCAATATCGCAAGTCAAATGAAAGGTGATCCACACTACAGCACTCCTGAATATAATAAAGCGATGGATAAAATCAACCAAAAGATACAACACACGCTCAGACCGTTAAAAGGTGGCCATTAATGAGAAGATATAAATCTGATAGAACTATTTCTGGTACGAAACTCTCGACCCATCAAGCTACGGTGAATATCCGTAGAGCTATGGAGCTAGGCTTTATTGAATATAATGAAGTTGTCCTTAGAGAGGGCCAAAGATTGGAGCACGTAGCATACCGACACCTTGGAAGCGCTGACCTTTGGTGGGTGTTAGCAGCAACGTCAGGCATCGGATGGGCAATGCAAATACCGCCAGGCACAGTTATCAGAGTACCTACTGATATGTCCACGATTGAAGCATTAGTGTAGAGGGCTTATGAGTGAATTGAGAAAAGCTATAAATGATTTGAACCGGTTCCTGAACATTAAAAGTTCGTCTGATATGATCAAACAGCTTCTAGAACCACGTCTCAAAGGAGCTACTAAAGACCAAAAAGGCACGTATGAAAGCAATTTGACACAATTGGTCCAAAGTCTCCTATCTATCCAAGGCACCGGAATGTTAACTGAAGATTTGATCAAAGGCATTGATGCGTATGCAAGCGGTGATTCAGATGACCCTTTGACCAAACAATTGAAAGGTCCCGTAGACTCTAACACCCCAATCAAAGATTTGCCACCATTTTTTATCACTCGCTTCGACAGTGGCGATGTCAGCAAAGGATATATGAGGAATAAAAATGTCCTCGAAGTTCTACAGCAACAGTCTCCCGGAGACACAAGTCCTGCTCATAAAAAATCAATGTCAGTTATCGAGATTTGCGCACCTGAGTTGAATTTTAACAACAGAGATTGTTCCGCAGTAGCTACGTTTTTACAGACGCTTCCTTCGATTGAAATCAGTAGAGCTGTACCATATTTCGACTGTAAAGTGATTACGAGAGTGTCGAAAAGTTCAGATGCTGAACAAATTGAGGCTGGAAAAAAATTCCAAAATGGCGTGTCTATCGGAAGATTTTTAGGAGGCCAAATTTCTGATAGTGGTAATACTCAAAGTGACAAATATCTATTGGCTAGGATTACATCGGAACAGACGATCGACAAAAATGTCTTAAACAATCTTCAAAAGAAACCTCCAACGGAGATCGCAAGTACCGCTAGCATGGAATTGTTTACGACACCTCAGACTCTTGTGCAAGGAAATTCCACATTTACGGACTTAAATGCATCGTCTGAAACATCAAGTACACCGATTACAGAAGATCAGAAAATAATGGATAAATTCCGTCCGTTGATGACGTGGGAGTCTTTTAATCTTACAGTAGCTCCAGCAACTGGAATGATTGCGACCAAAACGGGAGATGCAAAACTAAAGCTGCATGATCGATCCAGAATGAACCAAATTGCTCCCTTATTAACTCCTGCTAGAACCGGTGACGTAGAACTACATATTACATGGGGTTGGTCACATCCGGACAATGATCCAACCAAGAATCCATACGGTGCATTGATAGACTCCATGAAAGTTACGGAAATCTATGGTGTTATGAACTCATCATATTCCTTCACCCCAGAGGGTCAAGTCGATATCACTTTGAAATTGTACACAAAAGGCGCCCAAAACGTAGCTTTTGATTTGATTAAAGGAAGAGCTAAACAGGACAACGGGAAGAATACGGTTGATGCTCTACAAGAAGCTGTCAAAGCTATGAGGGGTGCTATAGCGGATTTGCGTGGTCAAGGTTACAATATCAAAGAAGACATAGGTGCACCCGATGTTTTGGGGAAAGCTACTAGTACGAAGGGTATGCTTTCGTTATCTCCGGAAGAAATCAAAGAACTGGAAGATTTCGTTAAACAGTTAGGCAAAGTCTCAACGAAATCATCGGGAACGGTATTTAAAGACTTTTCAAAGAAGTTCTCACAAGCACTAAGTCAATCGAAAGATTTTGCTACGCAACAATCGGATTATATTCAAGAGATGATTGACAAAATGATGAAAGGAGATGATCCGTATCTTGCGAAGCCTAATATCAGTTTCCCAGGTGGATCCGTCACTATCAAGAAAGATACTCACGTCAGTTTTGCGAAGTTTCTTTTATATATGGTCGGAGATTCGATACTACACACGGGCAAATACGATGAAGTTCAATTCGTATTTTATCCGATGAATGAATATTCGATGTGGGCGAAAGACTACAACATCGGACAGTATCCAATGAACAAATCGATGTTATTAGGATTGTTCAAAGATGAGTTTTCAAAACAGCCCACAATGCGAATACAGCGATTGCTTAACCTCGTTAGAAAGTTTTTCATGAATAACGTAGGTGATGACATTTACGGATTTGGCGAATTTTATGATGATAAAAATAAATTAGAGCTCAAAGAAGACTACGAGAAAAAAGAGAAAAAACAAACGATGTCGATCCGGAAACAAGAAATCATGAAAGCTTGTTATGGCGACGGAACTCAACGTAAATTTAAAAAACCAAATGTCAACATGTTTGTGGAAAGCGTACAAAACGAAAATGGCAAGACTATTTTACGACTGCATTTTTCTGATCGAAACTGTACCTCTTATTCGTCTTATGCGGATCTGTGGAGCTCTACAAATAAATCAAACCTAGGTATCATCGCCAAACACAAGAGGCAGTTGACTAAGCAAAATAAAGAAGCTCCACAGACTATGAATGATTCGGAGAAAAGGAAAGCCGAAAGAGAAGAAGATAAAAACGCACAACAAACTGTAAATCACACCGGTGTGTATAACGAAGCCGTCGAATATTTCATTCAGCAGGGTGCGCTTAAGTCTTTAGGTAATGGGAAATATGTCGTGAATGGCGGACCTGAAAGATTGCGAGGGCTGATGACTTCCAACATGCCAACACTAAAATATGGAACCGAGTTTTCCGGTATACTTTCAGCCAATTTAAGCACTCAGTCAAATCCTCAAATGGAAACTATCCACATGGTCCGACAAAAACGAGGAAGCAAACCCAATACTCCTGGGCAAGACGGGATGCCTATGAGAGTGAGACCAGCACAGTTGTCTCTCGATACATTCGGATGTCCAGTAGCCAATTTTGGTCAACAGTTCTTTATAGATTTTAATACGAATTCTACTATTGATGATGTCTACGCAGTCACCGGCGTATCACATACAATCACTCCAGGTGATTTTAAATCTTCTATCAAAATGGTGCCTTTGCAAAAACTAGGTCAATTCGGATCTCTCGTGGATACATTGGACGATATTAAAACACTTGCAGATGATGCCGGGAAAGAATCGGATGGGTAGGATAAATGTAAATACAGTCTGGTGACAATACGATTTTAACATGTTGTACTTAGATAATAAAATAACAGGAACTCGGAATTGTATAGGTCATGATGGCTCATCGGATGATACCAAAACAGCGTTCCAATGGAAGTCTAAATCGAACCTAGGGCATGGGGATTGGTTGCTCGGTAGTTCATACGAAGAACACTCCATAGAGCCTTTGATGCGAATATATGGGATTGCCACAGAACCTATCATTCCGGAAAAATACACCCAGATGCTTGGTTACCTCAACGCTGATGATGGCAAAGCTAATACTATGAAATTATTAGGGCCCTCGTATACAACGAAGACTCAGCAAAGATTGGTGGACAATGCTGTTTGGTTACGGAACAAACAAGATGACCCTTATCTGGATTTTTATCAAAAGACAAATCGGTTCTTGTATTCTCTGCAGCCAGCGGAAATCAATCCGACTCGATGGATGTCTATTGAGCGATTGGGCATTAATCTTTTTGACAAACCGTATTCCAACGGTGATAAAGTTATGATCAATGCTCCTCTCTATGTTCGAGATAGAAGTTCTACTGGAAGGCTTTCTGTTGTAGAAGGCGTGAGAACAACAACGATGAAGTCAGAACATCGAAATATCTTGAAAGATGCGTGGCAACTTGATTTCCAGGCGATGGAACCGAGATTCTTGCTTAGTTTGATTGGTAAAAAAGTACATGGTGACTTTTACGATTGGATCGCAAAGGAAGCAGGTATTGAGTACATGTCTAGACCCAAAGTGAAATTGGCGGTGCTATCGTCAATGTATGGCCATAGGAACCAGATTAAAGAAGTGACAGATGTGTTAGGGCTCCGATATCTCGAGAAAGAATTAGAGAAAGACGTAAAGGACGGTTGGACCAAGAATTGGTTTGGAAGACCCATTCATGTCGAAGATAAAAGAGGTAGACATTTAGTTGCTCTATGGTTGCAATCTAGTGCTGCAGAAGCCGCTCTGTTAGGTTTTATGAAGTTCTGTGATACCCATCCGAGTGTACATCCGCATTGGCTTATTCATGATGCCCTTGTTTATTCTGTCGATCCTCAGAACAGTGATGAGATAAATCAAGACAAGAGTATAATTATCGATTGGAACGGCCAAGAAATATCGATGCCATACACCATCGGGAGAATCGAATGAAAAAAGGAAGTTTACACTGGTATCTTCTACAAGAAGCTATATTAGAAGAAAAAGACGAAGAAACCGGTGAAGCAAAAGACAAGAAACCTGAGAAGAAAAAACAGGAAAAGCCAACCAAGATGAAGAAGACCGGTGTTGACCCATCGAAATATGGACAACCCTTGCCACCACAAGGTCGTTACACATCAGAATTAAAATTGCTCATCCAGCAAATGAGAAAGAAATACGGATCCTCCCGTTTAACTGCTGAACAAAATCCGAATGAATTATTCAAAAGATTAGGACAGATTCCTAGTTCTCGAGGTTGGACGGATTACTTTGCTAATAGAATCGGAAAAACCAGTGGCATTGGTCCAATAATCGTTGGCAACGGTGGTTCAATTGATGGACAACATGTTGTACAAGTGGACCTTGACCCTAAATGGAAAGACCTAGCTAGCAACGAGAACTCTAGCCGTCGTTTTCTTTGTTTCTATTTTTCACAAATCTTAAAAGCAATGGGAATGGAAGATAAATCGGACATCACGATGAAAAATTTTGAGTTCCGATTGTCTGGTAATACCGTAAGTATCATTCAAATGAAAACAAAGAGTTAGTTGTAATTTCGTTCCATCGCCTGTATTATAATAGTGTCAAAACACACTAATCACAGGAGACTACATGGCGACACAAACGGAATTGTCATTTGACGAAATCAAGAAAAATTGGGCTACATACACTGGTATCCTCGGTAGACTTAAAGACGAACAGATCGACAAACTCTTAGAGGGCCTAGGTGAACGCTTGGCACTATCCCCAGCAAATCAGACTACTGGACAATACGGAGCTTTCCCAGGTGGACTTGTGGCGACGTCACTACAGATGGGGAAAGACATGCAAGCTCTTAACGAGTTTCACGGAAACCCTTGCAATATCAAGTCTATCTATAAGATTGGCTTCCTGCATGACATCGGAAGAATCGGTACTATGGAAAGAGACTTCTTCTTAGAGCAGGACTCCGATTGGCATCGAGAAAAATTAGGTCATCAGTTCAAAATAAATAATACTATCCAGACCACGCATATTCAGCGCACACTGTATCTTGTAAATCAATTCCAGGTCGTATTGTCCGAAGAAGAGTTTGATGCTTTACTGTCAGTCGATGATAACGAAGCTAAGAATCAATTAGGAGCCATTCTGCTTCACGTAAGAAATATGCTAATCAATACAGAAGAAACGGAATAATAAGTATAATTACATGTAAATCCGGAAAGCTCGTTCTTTTTAAGGATGGGCTTTTTTATTGTTGGAGCTACTCGTGAAAAAATATAGTTTGAAAACTTATCTACTTAGAGAAGGTGTTTACGGAGATTATCCCGAAGACAGGTTGATCCCTGCGAATGTAATTTCAACAGACCACCCTCCGGAATGTATATGTGATGACCCTAAATATTGTTCCTGTGGTTGCGCTCCAATGCTTCTCGACGACCAGTTAATGGAACGGGTACTTGAAGAAGAAGATGAAGAGCTTCTCGTAGACTTAGAAGAGTCTAGCGGAGCTGGCGCTGCAGCTGGAGCAATGGGTCCACTTGGTGGCGAAGAAACAATCGAAGAGGGTTGAACCGACAATGAGTAACGGTCGTTACAGGAGAATCAAATGAAAACTACAATGCCAAAATTAAGACAAATCATCCGTCAAGCGATCAAAGAATCTTGGGAACCCGGAGGTTATGATAGCTGGGGTGTGGGTGCACGCAATGCTCGAGCTTCCAGACAGCCAACACTTCCAGAAACTCTCGAAGTCTGTGAGATTATCCGATCACACGGTGGGCACTGCAACACTAATGTATATGCACCGGGTGAAGAATGGAGTGATGAACACAGAGAAGTCACTACCGGAAGAGTAGGGGACGCTGTCGTACAGGTAACAGTTACACCGGATTCGTTCAGTGCTCAGATCAGCGAGGGTGAAAAAGGATACGAAAAAGCCGAGCTTCCTGGTCAGAAAGGCCATGTCAACCCTAATGATTTCTTTGCACAGGGTCAAAATTTTAACTGTTACTCTATCGAAGAGTTCGAACAGTGTTTGCAATCCGCTATGACAGACTACTCTCGACCAATGAGATCCCGAGCGCGACGAAGTGGTGCAAGAAAAGCCGGATACGAACACTTTAGAAATCGATAAAACCGATAGGGGAAATACCGTGAGACTCACAAAAAGGCAATTAAAACAAATTATCAGAGAAGAATACTCTAAATTAAAAGGGCAGGGCCTAATTAAAGAAATGTATTCAAACGGATCTTTTCCTTTTGCTGAAATTGCAGAATTCCTACAGGACCGTGGATATAAGAAAAAGAAAGCCCGGGCTGGTGATGACAGTGGCTCTGCATTGTTTCATTTACCTATTGATATTCCTGGCGGATCAAAAGATTTAGGGTATTATATCGATGTGAAATATGAACGTGGTACATTTTATTTCTACTGGTATTTAAGAACTCTTGAGCCTAGCGCAAGATATGGAATTAAAGTAATGAAACCTGGTGGAGGAAAACCACGTTGGGAAGTAGATTATGTAGAAAGAGATCTTAAGATAGTTCTTGATGAAATCGATCATGAAATCGCAGTATACGACGCAGAAGGAATACACCCCTTTGATCAACCAGGACACGGTACATCTAGATTTGCATATAAAGGATAAATAATGAAAATATCAAAAAGACAACTAAAGAAAATTATTCGTGAAGAATACTCACGGCTCAAGCGAAGAGGGTTGCTAAAAGAAGCAAACTCTGCTGAGAATGCTGCATCTGATTTATCGGGTGTTCAAAGCCAATACGGTGCCGAGATGGAATTTATCGCTAGGCCCGGTGGTGAATCTGTAGCAGCGGCACAGGAATTGACACCAGAATTGCAAGGTCTTGAATACCTAGGTGAAGCTCAGGACGATGAAGGCTACGCAGCTTGGGTATTTTGGGATGGATCAAATTATCAAATAGCATCGGGCTCAGGTGCCTCTTGGGATTTGTACACCTGTAAAGATGCGGTGGAAGCTTATCTTTGTATTGAGATGTGTTCTTATCACGAACCTACCTTACACCCAGACGCATTGGCTTTTGCAGGCTTGCAAGACAATTATGATGCTTACGACTGGCACGATTCATTGATATCTAAAGAGTTCAACTTAAGAACTTTCTAAAAAACAACCCAGATACTGAATCCAGTATATTTAGTATCGTTAACAATTATTAGGGAGAAAAGAAAATGAGACTCACTAAAGGACAACTCAAGCAAATTATTCGAGAAGAATACACTAGGCTTCGACGCCAAGGCTTGATTCGTGAATCTAGAAACAATAACCCAGTTATCATCCGCTTGGACGAATTAACTGCAGGCGGCATGATGGATTATGATGATGTCGAAAGGCTCGGCATGCAATTAGCTGATGAATTTTCAGTTCAACAATTGTTGGAAGCCGAAGAAAAGTGTGAAATGATGGACAACGATATGTACTGCGCTATTATCGAAATGGCACTCGAGTGCTGTTAGTCTCGGAGCTAAAAATGAAATTAACCAAAAGACAGCTCAAACAAATCATTGCTGAAGAAAAATCTAAACTTCTACGACAAGGTTTAATTTCTGAAGCTGCTGGTGATAGACATGAAGAAACGGATTTCGTAATGGACGATGTTCGAGACATTGTTGAATCGCACATGGATAGTATGTTCCGTGAGATTCAAGACTTGTTGGGTGTTCGAACCGGAGACGTAGCAGGACAACATTGGGCTAGCATGGAAGACCAATTCATGCAATCCATCCGTCACTACGTGGATTCAGAATTGATGGACCGAGATGAAGGCTATTAATATATACGATAATATCGTGACTATTAGAGGGGATCACATGATCCTCTTTTTTAGTATCCGTTCCATGTAATACGCATAAAAAATCGATACTATTATATTGTTCCTGATGACTGGAACAAATAAACATTGAAAATTAACAACTGAAAATCCTACGGTTTCGTAGGTAAGGAGAATGTCGATGGCTATCGATTTTGAAGCAATCAAGAAACGTCTAGCGGGTCTTTCGGGACAAAACAACAAACAACGTCTTTTGTGGAAACCACCTGAGGGTGAAACTACTACAGTTCGTTTAGTTGCGTTCCAAACTGAGTCCGGTATTCCTTTCGAAGAAAGATACTTTTACTACGGTATCGAAAAATACGGTATTTTGGCACCATTCCAATTTGGAAAACCAGATCCAGTGAACGAATTGTCTCGTCAGCTGAAATCTGAAGGTACGAAAGAATCGTATGAGTTGTCAAAAAAGCTTCGCCCAGTAATGCGAACTTATGCGTTGGTATTGGTGCGTGGTGAAGAAGATCAAGGTCTACGTATCTGGCAATTCGGAAAGGGTATCTATCAAGACTTGATGAAGACAATGATGGATCCGGATTATGGTGACATCACTGACATCCACGAAGGTAACGATATTAAGATCACTGTGACAAAGACTCCAGGTAAGAAGTGGGCTGACACATCAATCATGCCACGTCCACGTAAAACTGCATTGGGCACAAAGAAAGAAATCAAAGAATGGACTTCTGATTTGCCATCCATTGATGCTCTTTATGAGTTGAGTTCTTACGAAGTGGTCGAAGCTTCATTGAACAAGTGGGTGAATGGCGGTATGGTCGATCCTTGGGCTAAGCCTGCTGAAGGTACAGCTACAAATAGTGATCCTAAAAATGCCACCGTTACGGAGAGCTCCAAAGCTACTTCAACCGCTGCGAAAACTGCTGATGCAGACCTCGACGGTGCGTTCGGAGACTTGGAAGAAGAGTTCCCATTTTAATCAAGGTTGCTTGAAGAGACGCTAATATCGTCCGTAAAGTTTGCCGAGGCTTTTTCGAAGGTCTCGGCTTTTACTTTATGTAATGCTACGAAGGTGTCGATAAAATATTTTTGTTTAACAACTAGCTAATATTCATTGGAGGAATTATGGCAAAAAAGAAAAAAGCTGAAGATTCAAATACTTCTGACTTCACGGGAGATTTGATCAAAGCATTGAATAAAGAGCACGGTTCTCGTGTAGCTTATAACTTGGCTGTCGATGATAGCCCAACCCATGTACACCGTTGGATTTCGACTGGGTCTAGTCAATTAGACTATATCATTCGCGGAGCTCCAGGTGGTGGCTTCCCCGAATCTCGTATCGTAGAAGTGTTTGGCCCACCATCGATTGGTAAGTCTCATATTGCGATCCAAGCGTGTCGATCAACACAGGAAGCTGGTGGTATCGTTGTCTATATCGATACTGAAAATGCTACAAGTATCGAGAACTTGAACAGTTTGGGAATTGATATTAAAAAGCGTTTTGTTTACGTAGATACCCACTGCACTGAAGATGTGTTGGCAGTGGCGGAGAAAACAATCCTTCGTGCCAAGGAAATGGACAAAGACGTTCCTATCACCATTGTTTGGGACTCAGTTGCTGCGACATCCCCTAAGGACGAACTGCTCGGTGATTATGACAAGATGACAATCGGCTTGAATGCTCGTGTTATCTCAAAGGGTATGCGAAAGATCACGGGCTTGATCGCAAATGAAAAAGTTCTCCTGATTTGCTTGAACCAGATCAGAACAAAAATCGGAGTGATGTATGGTGATCCTACAACAACACCAGGTGGGAAAGCTATTCCGTTCCACTCATCTGTACGAATCCAACTGGACTCAGGTAAGCGAATCCTCGACAAAGCCGGTAATCCAATCGGTATCAAAGTCATTGCGAAAACTGTTAAGAATAAACTAGCCGCACCCTTCCGTAGATGTGAGTTCGAGATTCACTTTGGTAAAGGTATCGTAGAACACGAATATGTTTTCGATCTTCTTCGCAAACATTGTGCAGACAACGGCCCTGTAAATCATGATGCTGATACTCAAGTACTTATTTCCGGAACAGGCGCTTGGAAAACTATTCAATTGTTGAGCAGAGCTACAGGCGAAGTAGTCGAAGAAAAGAAATTCTATAAACCAGACTTTGGTGACATTATTCGATCCCCGCAATGGGCCGAGTATGTCGATACTGTCTTTAATCATTATCATGCTGGCTATATGGGCAAAGACTTAGATAACATGGATATTGATACGGAGAACTACGAACAGATGCGACAGCTTGCCATGGATCTGGAACACGATTTAACCGATTTGTAATCAGGTTCCTCCAACTTGTAATTGCCTTGGGTGTGCGGTATAGTAATATCGTGCACCCTTTTTTATGGAGCGAAAATGAAACAAATCGTGTATATCGCTGGTCCTTATAGAGCATGTGATAAAAGAACAGAAAAACAAAACACCGAGTTTGCCGAACTCGTAGGACGCATGGCACAATCCAGAGGATTAGCTCCTGTCGTTCCGCATTCTTCGATATATCGAGGAGTGTACGGAGATGATTCAAACCCTACCGAAAGAGTTCAAGGTTCCGACTCCACTTTGGCTATACTAGAATTAGTTGCGAGAGATCCGACTAGCGAACTTTGGGTCATCGGTGACGACGATGGTCAAGGTGGTCTCGATATATCACACGGGACTCAACTAGAAGTCGACAGGTGGACCGAATTAAGGGGCGAGAGACACATCCTGTTCCTAGATAGAAAAGCTTGGATGGAGTTCGTTAACTACGATAGAAAATTAAGACAGAAGAAGCAAATCTTCGGAGAATTCGAAATAACAACAAGTGAGGTTGACCTTGGCTAAGAAAAACAACAATTATCCGCAAGGATCCGTACTACTCATTGACGGGTATAACATTTTTGCAAGAAACTACTTGGTTAATCCAAGTTTATCGAACAATGGAGAGCCTATTGGTGGAGCTATCGGTTTTCTTCGTAGTCTCGGAGTGCTAGCTGATAAGTTCTCAGCAGAACGAATCATCGTAGCTTGGGAGGGTGGCAAAAGCGCTAGACGTAGAGCGTTGCATCCCGGGTACAAAGCTGGACGAAAACCATTGAGGTTGAACAGATCCGAGCTTTACGAAAAAGATTTAGATAGCCCTGAGAACTTCATGTGGCAAGTCGGATTAGCCGTAGAGCTTCTACAAATGACTCCAATCGAACAACTGTATGCAGATGATTGCGAGGCCGATGATGTTATCGGATGGCTATGTCGCCATCGCCTTAAAAACGAAACCAAGCCTATTGTGATCTGTTCTTCGGATCAAGACATGTTGCAGCTGCTTCGTGACAACGTATACATGTACTCTCACACAGGCTCTAAACTTTATACGAAAGAGTCGGTAAAAGAGAAATATGGTATCACACCAGAAAACTTTGTGACAGCTCGAGCATTTATCGGAGATTCTTCAGACCGTATTGACGGCGTTAAGGGCGTGGGTTTCAAGACGCTAGTCAAGGAATTTCCGGAATTAGCAGAAGAAGAATATTGTTCCATCGATGATATACTTACTGAAGCAAACGTTAGAGTCGAGTCTCAAAAGAAACCAAAAAAGATTCTTAAAGCGATTGCAGAAAACCCCGATGTACCACGCCTTAACTGGAAACTTATGTATCTCGACATATCAAATCTATCTGCAGAACATGTAAGACAATTAGACCACCGATACAATAATACAGTAACCGCTAGGAACAGAATGAAACTTCAGATGGAGATCGCAAAACGCGGCATTCTGGACCCACAACACATCAATGTGACTACGTTTTGGCGGCGTATATCCAATATCACACAATAAACCAAGGAGCCATTATGGGAGAACCAGCGTTGCAAATCCGAGAGTCTGGACCAGCATATTTTCATGAATACGGAAAGATTTTTCAAGAGAAGATTTTTCAGGGTCTAGCGATGGACAAAGACTGGGCACAACAAATGCACGAAGTCATGCGTCCTCATTACTTTGAACTTCAATACCTTCAGTACTTAACGGAACGATACTTCGACTATTTTGATAAATATCGATGCTTTCCGACAATGCAGCTGCTGATCTCCAATATCTCCACTGAATTGGATAGTCACGGTTCTGATGCCATCCTGAAACAGCAAGTGATTGCGTTTTTACATAGAATGCGAGCCAATCCGCACCCGGAAGACCTTCTTGGTGTCAAGGAGCAAGCGCTTCAGTTCTGCAAGCGCCAAGCTTTCAAAGAGGCTCTCGTAGAAGCCGTAGAACTAGCAAAGGGTGACAATTTCGAATCAGTCGTAGACTTGATGAAAAATGCTGTTTCTGTAGGGATGGAACAAAGTGTTGGTCACGATTTCTTCGATGATATGGAAGCTCGTTTTCAAAACATCGTTAGGATCACTAGTCCTACTGGGTTGGAAGAATTGGATCAAAAAGATGTCTTGGATGGTGGATTGGGCCAAGGTGAGCTCGGGGTGGTT